AAAAATAAATGTATCTCGCCCTTACTATTTCTGCCTGCATCCATAATCAGTTATTTTTGTTAAAAACCCGTTTTAAGGCGATTTTACCCTGTCAGCCTATAAATTGCCCACCGACGATACGAAATACGCTTAAATCCGTCTTAAAATACCTTTTTCCTCCCATACAAATGATTCATCCATTTGTTTCACCTCATGATAATATACCCAGTGGTAACCTCCTGCCGAATGGTACTTACCCTTGCAGGCTGCACAAATACTGCTCGCCTTGATGCCTGTTTCGGCTGCTGCATCCTTGATAGATGGGTAACGTTTCATAAACTCCCAGTCCTTGTTGTACTGGTTCACTGGTATTGCGTTCTTTCCTTTATTTCCTCTCATGATTTAATACTTGCCTTTAAACATATCCATCGCAGCGTTGAGCATCATATCCGACTGGCTTATCTTTTCCTCCACTTGGTCGTCAGTGCCCGTCACTCCGTTGGCGATGTCTTTCTTTGTTTGAATTAGATTGTACATATACTCGTCGATAGTGCCATTGCCGAGCAGATAGGTACAGGTCACAGCGTTCTTTTGCCCGTTGCGGTGCGCACGGTCTTCTGCCTGACAGCAATCAGAATAAGTCCATGGGAATTCAACGAACAATACGTTACTGGCTGCTGTCAATGTTAGACCAGTTCCACCCGAACGATAGTTTAGAATGATAAGTCTGCAACGCTCGTCACTCTGGAACTTGTCTACGCTGTACTGCTTCTGCTTGTCATTATCGTCACCCGTTACCGTCATGGCATCCGGGAACTCCGCTTTCAATGCAGCAACAACCTCTTTCAAGAAACAAAAAACAATCAGCTTCTGCCCTCCGTCAATCGTGTTGTGTATGATATCCACTGCACTGTCAATCTTGCCTCTTGCTGACACCTGTTTCAAGATGTTCATCTTTACCATAATAGCACCACGGATGGCACGCTGTAACTTATCGTTATCGGCATCCTGATAGTCACGCAGGTACTTGATAATGTCTTGCTCTGCTGCCTTGTACTCCTTGCCGTTGGTAATATCCGTGACAAGGTATGAACGTGTCTTGTCTGGTAACTGCGTAAGCACATCCTTTTTCTGCCTGCGGAAGAAACAAAGATTGCGTAACCGCCAGTTCAGTTCTTTCAGATGGCTGGACTTGTTGACACCCTGACAATACCTGCCTACGAACTTGGTATAACCACCGAATTCCTCCAAACGTCCCATGATGTTCAACTGCTGCACCAAATCCTCGTTATTGTTGACGACTGGTGTACCCGTCAGTTCCAATACGAATTCCTTGCCTGCTGCAATGCCCTGCACGAACTTTGACTGCTGCGTCTTGTTGCTCTTGCATTTATGGCTCTCGTCAATGATGACGGAACGGAACAGGCTGATGCGCTCGTCGAACTCGATACTTTTCATCGTGAAACGCTCCTGACGGTGCAGACGCTTGACAAAGAACTTTCGCAGGCTCTCATAGTTAGTAATAACCACCTGACACATCGGTCTGCCATCCATCCGCTTCATCCGTAGTATCTGATGCCATGTCGTGCGGTTGCTGTCATTCAGGATGATGGCATCAATGCCACCGAATTTCTTGAACTCACGCTGCCAGTTGACTTTCAACGATGCAGGGCAAATGACCAACGCAGGGAAAGCCCCTGATGCCGTCATCGTACCTATTGCCTGTATCGTCTTACCCAGTCCGCACTCATCACCCATGATGCAGCGTTTCTTCTGCAATGCGTAGGCGATTCCCTCTGCCTGATACTCATAAGGGTTGATAAGCATATTATGAGGAACGGTAAGGGCAGGCATCGGGATGGGCTCATAACTAACGACGGGTTCTTCGTCCTTTAGCCAGCGAACACCACGGACAAGGTTCTTGTCTTTTGCCCAGTCAGCCATCAGACGCAGGTAGCGTACATCGTTACTGGCGACCTCCCAGTACTTGCCGTCCGCTTGGTAACGGGCTGATGGTATGCGCTTGACGCAAGCCACCAGTAACGGCTGATACTGGAAAGCCACCTTGTAACAGTTAGGTGTCAGCGTTATGTCTAACACAGGAACAATCATACAGCCTCTTTCTTAGCCTTACGTCCACGCTTGGCAGGCTTGATGTCTGCACTCTCGACCTCATCAGCCTTGACACCCTTGAACGGATCGTCGTCGGCAAACTGCAAATCACCCTCTTTGACACCCCATTTCTGCTCATCCAAATACAACTTGGCTTCGTACTTGACGGCATCAACGGCTAAGTCCAATTCGTTGCCGTACTTGTACTTTTCCTTGTTGGCAACCTCTATATTCGGGGTACTGATAGTGATAACGTCCATCGTCTGCAGGATGCGGTTACCCGTCAGCATGACAGTCGTCTGGTCGTCATTGATGGTAACAGTGTCAACGGTCATCAGCTTGTATACACTCTGACTGTTGGCATCCGTGATGCGGTCTGCCTCCACCTGCTTCAATGTCCTGCCTTGCGTTTCACGCTGCTCGGTAATCATGGCAATATGCGGGATAAGTCCGTTCATTGCCTGCTTCAAGTCCTTATGGACTATGTTAGCACCGTTCACTGTGACGATGTTGTTAGCACCATCCTTGTACACCACGTTAAGGGTGTTCTTCCTTGTTAGTTGAATCTTTAAAAAGTTCATAATACAAAAATGATTGGTTAATAACTATAAGCGGTGCGACCACTTACCTTTCTTGTTTCTCTTGAAAAAGTTCATACCGAACACAGCAGGTGGATACGTGCCTGCTTTAAGGTTGTTTACTCGGTTATTCCCTACTGCTGGGAAATATCTTTCTTTGCTATTCATAATTAAAAAATTTATTCGTTATAATTCTGATAGAAACACTCAAAAAACCTGTCCTCCGGCAATGGTAGCCTGATACCCAGTTCCGTCATTGCATCTGCCTGCACCTTGTTCAAAAAGTCCGTCATCTGCACGGTAGTCAGTTTGCTGGTCGTCATGTAGATGCGTTCCATCTTCTGACCGACCTGTATTGTGCGCATCAGGAACTTTTTACAGTAGTACATATATATTTCATCCTTGCTTGTGCCAGTGCTGCGTTCTATGCAGGTAAACCACATCCACATGAGGTCGTTCTGTGCGATACTGCGCTTTTCGCTCACTCGCTTAATGGTAATCACGTATGAACCATTTGCAAGGAAATCAAAGACGGCTGCTGGCTCTTGGTCGAACACCAGCCGACCGTCTTTCTTGGTTAATAGTATCTGCTTTGCCATAACCCGTTAGAATGGTAGACCGTCGTCCTTTGGTTTGTCCACTGGTGCTGCTGGTGCTGGTGCTGGTGTGGCTGTTGGTGCTGCTGGTGCTGCTGGTTGCTGGGTCAAAACTCGCTTCACGATAGCGTAAGGGCGAACCCCTGTAAAGTTCTGCGTCTTGCCTGACTGGTCTTTATAGTTGCGACCCTCTACCACGAAATCAATCGTAACCAGTTCGCCTTTCTTTAACCCTGCATCAACTAACTGGTTCAACTGTTCCAGTCCTTTGCCCCCGAACTCCAGCATCGGGGTATTCTCATAACCACGTTCGCCTGTATAGGGGTCGTAACGTGTGCAATCAATCAGAAGTTTGCGCTTCTGATACTGCTTACCTGTTTCCTGACTTGTGATAGTTTCAACCTGTGCGACTGCTATCACTTTTCCTGTGATTTGATTTGCCATAATTAATTACTTTTCTTTAAAATGGTTCTTTATTGTTTGAAAAATCTCTCCACGTTGCTTGATGGCTTCTATGGTTTCCTCGTCACGCTCAATCCTTACCATCGTGTACTCGTCATCCTTGATTTCACGCTGGTAGTTCTCGTCGTCGTCATAGGTTGTCACACACAGGAACACCAGCCACGCAGAATCAAGCCCAGTGCAATACAACTGTTCCTGTACCTGTTGGTAATACTCCTTGTGCTTTTTCTTGACATAGGTAACCATGTCGTCGTTACTCTCACGGATGGGCTGTACCTGACGGATGTAGTCGTCAAAGGACATGGTTTTCAATTCAATGAAATCGACCACTTTTCCATCATGCAACTGGGCGAAATCCAACGTTGCCTTGAATACATCCATTTCCGTTGACTGAACGAAATACTGGTACTGCCAGCAGTCAGCCAACGTAAGGAAGAAACGTTCCTCCAAGATAGCCCCTGTGCGTAACGCATCAATGGGGCTCTGCTTGGCATTGTAATACGGTGTTTCGTTGCTTACGAAACGCTGTAACAGTTTGAGGTAGCCTGCCGTTTCCTTTCCCATCATCAGGGAATGAACATCGCCACTACCGATGTAAGTTGAAATAATCATATCAGATGCTTTGCTGTTAAGTTCTTGAATACGCTATTTATCACACGGTTATTCATGTCGTCGGTGCTTCCGAGGTTATAGTAA